ATAAAAAAAAGTTTTTTCTTGTTTTTTTTCATTATTTGTTTTTGTTACTTTCATTTTCCATGGTTCTCTTTTAAAAGGAATAACTTGAACATACGGTGTGCCTTTTTTAATAGTGGTTTTAAGAGAAGGATATTTATCCCCATTTATAACAATTGGAAAATTAATCTCTAAGGGAAATGAGTCTGTATCTACAATTCCTGGTATTATAGAAAACCTATCATCAGTATTATTCATTGGAGGACAAAATAAACAAGAATATCCAGGAGGTGTTTTTATAGTCCAAGGATTAAGGATTTTATGAATTTTAAGTCCTTTATTTTTTTCTAACAAAGGGGATCCTTCTATTTGTTGAGTTCCATGTAAACTTTTTTCAGTGTGATAATTTATATTTATTTTATTAGCGAGATCAGGTGCCATTGTTCTGTCAGCGCCTGAGATGCAACCTGTATCTTTATTTCCTTTGGGATTAATAACATTGTGTTCTAAGTAATAATTAATAGGCATTTTTAAAAGATATCCTGTAGTTAAGGTATCTAAAAAAGGCATACAACCTTTTACTGTTTTATCAAGAACTGTGTGTTCTAGTTTTTTAAACCACTCTGGAATATTTAATTTAATTGGAATAGGTAAAAACTCTTTATTATGCTCAATAAATTTTTCATGAGCAGAAAACTGTATAGTTCTTTCAAACATAAAAACTATTTATCAGTATTTAAGGTATTTGTAAATGACTAACGTACGCTATTGAATTTTCTTCACAATAATCTTCCCAAGATTTATTTAATGGAAAAGTTATTGTTGATACATCAAAAGAATTTAATGTATTATAATAATTATTTATAGTTGAATAAAGAATTTTTTCATTATTATCAGAATTAGGATTTAAAAAATTTTTAGTAACAGTTTTTAAAAAACTAATGTGTTTTGTTAAATTTTCTTCATTTTCAAAAGAACTTGAAATATCTGTAATACTAACAGTGTCACCAGAAATAGTTGCAATAGCATTATTTTTTTTTAATTTTAAAAAATCTTCATCACTTATGTCTTTAGCTATTGCAGGTGGAAAAAGTAAATTTAAATCATTTTTTTCATTTTCATTAGCTGCTATTCTACATATTTCATTATTATTAAAAACCGCATAAGCCATTATTATTGTCCTCCATCATCAAAAAAAGTTAGATGACCTACACCACCAGCGTCTTGAATTGGTCCAGATTTTCCTACATTTCCGCCAGCTAGATAAGTTTGACTTGGTAAAGTAATTGTAGCACCAGGAGAACTTCCGGCAGAACCATCAGGTGCCTGATTGTTACTAGATGCTCCACTTCCTCCGCCACCACCATTAACTGTTAATAAATTTGTTACTGTTGTAGCTCCACCAGCACCACCTGGTTGTTCTTGGTTTACTCCGGCATTACCTCCGGCACCTACTGCATAAGCAAGAGTAGCTCCACCTGTGATATTACCACTAAAAAATCCAAATCCTCCTACACCTCCTCGGCCAGCGGCACCATTCGCATTCGGAGCAGCAGGTCTTCCTCCTCCTCCGCCTCCGCCAAAACCATAAGCATAAAATTTTGAGGCATTTGAAGGGTGAGTTATATTTCCTGAAGCAGGTCCATTTTTTATAAGTCTTGGAACATAACTTCCATCTCCACCAGCACCTGATGAAGCAGCAATAACTCTTCCTGAAGAGTCTACTGTAATGTCAGCTGTTGTAAAACTTCCTTTTGCGGGTTTAATTATTCTTGGCATTTATTCTCCTAGTCTACCATTTCTACATAAGAAACATGGAATGCTAAATCGTTAGCAGCTCCAGCTGTAATAGCGATTAAATCAGTTTCGTCTAAGTAGATAGGTCTTGAAATTAAATCTAAAGTTGAATCTGCAGGTACAGATATTGTACTTGCAATTTTATAATAAGTTGATCCATTGTCGTTACTAATTTCTACTGTTGCGTCAGCAGCATTAGTGCCATCAATGTTTGCGATTAATATTGTATCAATTCTAACTGCAGTTTCTGCAGGGACATCAATCATAGTAGTTCTGTTTGTATCAGATAAACTACCCATAGCATTCTTAGGTGTGATTGTTGCTATGTTTACAAGATTCGGTGTTGCCATATTTTATTCTCCTTCTAGATTAATATCCGAAAACCATGGAAAAAACAATACCTTTTCCATCTGTTGTTATTTTTTGTGTTGAACTAGTGCCATTAGCATTAGTTAATTTACCAACTCCTGAGCCTTTTGGCACCAAAGTAAGATCAATATTAGTATCGCCTCCAACTGCTGAAATAGTAGGACTATTACCAGTTGCAGCGTTTGTTATATCAAAATGGTTAACTGCAGAAGCTGTTGTTTGAAATTGTAATTGTTCGTTTCCGTTTTCGTCTCTAATTCCATGATTATCATCAAAATCAACCATAAAAGAATTAGTATCTAAATTACCACCTAATTGTGGTGATGTATCATCTACAACATCTCCACCAAACTCAACAGAAACTATATTTGGATTTGTACCATCATCAGCTTTTGCATATGCTAATATTGATTTACCATTTGAAATTGTAGCGGAAGTTCCTGTTCCACTAACGTATTTAAATACTACGTTTTGTGATCCAGAAGTTCCATTTTTTAAAAGATAAAGTTGTTGAACATCTAAAGGTATTGTTACATTTCTAGATGCAGTTAATGATCCAGTAAATTCTATAACTCTATGCGCAAGAGCTGCACCTGTTCCACCATCAGTAACTGAAAGAGTTGTATCTCCCGAATCGGATACAGCTTGTGAAGCAGTACCACCAATGGCTTGTTCTACTATTTCTAAATTAGTATTTGTTTTTGTTCCCCAAGTTCCTGCGTTTTCACCAGTTGCTTGTTTTTCTATACCCAAAGGGGTGTATGTTGATGCCATAATTTATCTCCTATGCAGCGTCACTATAACTTGTATTTGATCCAGTTGCAACATCAGAAATAGTGCTATTTGATCCTTCTGAAACTGAAGCTGGTGTCGTATTAGATCCAGTGCTTACATCAGAAATAGTGCTATTTGATCCTGTTGATACGGCACTATAAGATGAATTTGATCCGGTGTCAACATTTCCATAGATTGGTATAATAGTAGGTAAACCTAATCTTAACGTTGTTGAAACTCCAGTAATACCTAAAACTAGATCTGTAACTGTTGTTGATCCAACTGACGCTGTTGCAGATACTCCAGTTAATCCCATAATATCAGCTGGTGTTATAGAACCCACTGAAACAGTTGAAGAAAGTCCAGTTGGTACTAGGACTGGATTTGATGTTATTGTAGGATCACCTATACTTACAGTTGCTGATTGTCCTGTTAAACCAACAACTTGATCAGCTACTGTAACAGAACCAACACTAGCTGTTGATGATTGACCACTTAAAGTAATTCCTTCAACAATGGATAAAGTTCCAACATCAAGAGTAGATTCAACACCAGTTAATCCCATAACATCTGCTGGTGTAATAGAACCAACATTTCCTGTTGCAGAAACTCCTGTTAATCCCATAACATCTGCTGGTGTAATAGAACCAACACTTGCCTCTGCTTGAACACCTGTTATTTGAACAAGTGAATTTACAGAAGCATCCCAAGGCTCTTCACCCCAACCATTTCTACCCCAACCAACTAAAGTTCCAGAGTTAGCAAGATCTCCAACAGCAGAAGTTATTACACCCGGTGATGAAATTCCTATAACATCGGCAGGAGATATTTCTCCAACTGAAGAAGTTATTTCTAAACCATTTATATCTACTACGTTAGCAGTTGTAAGACTTCCAACAGAAGAGGTTGTTTCTAAACCTGATAACTCAACAGAATATTGAACTCCCCATGCACCATTATTCCATTCTGCTCTACCCCAACCTTCTTCATTTGCTGAAACCACACTTCCTAAAGCAGATGTAATTCCAAAACCTGTTAAAGTTACTGGTGTTATATTATCAACAGTTGGAAAAGTTGCATTAACGTTAGAAGATAAACCTGAAATTTCTATTATTTCTGTTGGTGAAGCAGTGGCGCTTCCGACTGCAGATGTGCTTGATAATCCAGATGGTTTTACAGAATACTCAACTCCCCATGCTGAGTTACTCCATTGTTGTCTGCCCCAACCTTCAACATTAAATGATTGTGATGTTCCTAATGCAGATATTGTGCCTGGCGAAGTAATAGATACAACTATTTCATCGTCTTGCCATGCATTAGCGCCCCAAGTGTTTGTGCCCCAGGTTGATGCCATAAGGAAGGCCTCCTTATGCTAGTCTTATGATCGCGTTTGTTGCGTCTGCTGTTGGAAATTGAATCGTAAAAGTACCACTAGTAACAGTTTTATCTGCACCAAAAGCTATTGCACAAACAGCCGGATCTCCAGATTCAGTATCATTATAAATTAAAGCACCATTTGCAGTGAAACTAGCAGATGTAAAACTTACGTCTGCGAAATCACAAAGTGCAGTTGTTCCAGAACTAGTTGGAGTTACACTTGTAAGCGTTGCTCCAGCATCTGTATAAGCTGATCCAGATGAATTAGTAATTTCATTTGATGTTGTATATGCTGTTGTAGAAGCTCCTAAAGTTGCAGAGCTAGTATATAGAGCTAGTTTAAAAGTATCACCAGTTGTTGCTGTAAAATCGTGAACGCCTTTTAAAAGTTCTACCTTAAAACTTGTACATATTGCAGATGTTATTGCCATAATTTAATCTCCTACGGGTTTGCTGAGGTTACTGGTATACGAACAGTGCCATCAGTGTAGTCATCTCTTCGTCTTCTACCAACTTGCTCGTTAGCAAACTTCTGTACCTCTTGTTTATATTTATTTTCATACAAAGTCAACATATCTATCGGACCTTTTAAAAAGCCATATGTCTCTGAAAGACAACAATATAATAGACCATTTGGAAAGTTAAGACTGATATAATTAGTTGTATTATCTGAAGCTAAAGTAGATGGCATTTTATTATAATGTATTCTAAATCTGTAAGTAGTATTTGGAACCGGCGCTACAATAATACGCCCAGAGTTAGTATCCCCATCTCCTGTTGCTCCACCATACATAGCATAATATTTAGGTTGACCTTGAGCTGCAGATGTGCCCGTAACATCTTGATACTCTTGTAAATAAGTATAATCTTTTTTTTCTAACCATCTGTTAGCTCCTGTAATTTCTGAACCTGCGGTATCATAAACTTGAACTCCTCTTACAAATAAAGCTCCACCAGGAACATTAATACTTTCTTGTCCAGCTACAAAATTACCTAATTTTTGTAATCGATCTGCATCAATAGGAATATCTCTCATTATTCTGTATTGAGCATTTAAAATAATATTTTCTAAAATATCTGTAGTTAAAACATTAGAATCTGTTTCGGTGTAATTTCTAATTTGTGTAACTAAAGTTGTATAACTTATACCAGCCATTATTGTCCCTTATGTTTTCTTAAAATTTTTTGCTGTTTAGCTGTTAGCTCAACAACTTCTTTTTCTTGTTTTGTAGGTTTAAATATATTTTTTATCCAATTTAAAAATTTTTTAATCATGCGCTTAGTGTGACCGGTCCTACTGAACAGCCAACTCCTCCTCCGTTAACACCGCCAATTGTAGCAGTATCAGTATCAACTGTAAAGAAGAAGAAATTTGCTACTGCATAATCCGTGCTAATTCTTGCACCACTTCTAAATATTCCAGTTGTTATTGCATACCCAGCCGCTTTTGCAATATTAGCACCTGTAATACCATCAAAGTCTGCTGGATTATTATATTGAAAAGTTCCACCTCCTGCAGTTGTAGCCACAGGTGCACCTCTGAATCTGTAAGTTGTTCCATTTGTTAAACCATGTCCTGGTGCTGTTACATTTATAACACCTGATCCTGATTCATAAGTTTCAAAACCATTTTCTGGAATAGAATATGGAACTGCATTTTCTATTCTATCTGGTCTAACATTACGTAAAGATATTGCATCACCATTCATAGGTTTTGGCTCTAATTGTGGTTGCTTTGCTTCAAATTCAGACACATGTACAAAAGACCCATTCCATTCTCTAACCATTTCTATAAATGGAAATTCTAAACCAGATCTATCTGATATTGCTTTTGCATATTTTCCTGTTGCGTACTTTGCCATTATGTTCCTGGGTAATAAGCTTTAGGTGTAATGTATGTACTTGAAGCTGACCCATCCTCCGCTAATGCTCTTGCAAACTCATCTTCATAATATAGTTTCATTTGTTGAACAAGTTGTGGTTGATATTTTTGTGAAAGATAAAATGCTAAACCAGCAACCATACAAGGCACAAATCTAAATGGAACATCTGTTGCATTTGTATAATCACCCACATCTTGTATTCTTTTTATAAAAAAGAAATGCATATCTTTAGATGCATTTGTTGAATCAGGTGTTGGATAAATATGTATTCTAACTTTATCAATAAATCTCTCTACCCAATATTGATTAGGTGTTCCTTTAGATAATTTATTAGAAAACCCTGCATAAGTAGACCTATCTACTTTTGTCATTGGACTATCTGATTGTGTTGTTTGAGTTCTATTAGATCTTAACTGTGCTTCAAGAACATCGGACATTCCATATACATCTGATGGTGCAGTCGTGCTTGCACTAGTACCGTCTCCTGTTGCTCTAAAAAAATCATAGTCTGATTGTCCTTCAATTAAATCTAAATTAGTATCTGCTATTTCCCAATAGTGAATACCTCTATTACCCCATTCTTGAAATAATATATTAAGA